ATGACTCTGGTATATTCAACAGAAACCGGTCGAATTAAACCGGAAGAAGAAAAAGTATCTCGCCCTAAAGGCGATGGTGTTGTTCGGATTCAGCGCCAAACGAAAGGCCGTAAAGGTAAAGGCGTATGCATTGTTACAGGTTTAGACTTGGATGATGCACCTTTAAAGTTATTAGCGGCAGAACTCAAAAAAGTCTGTGGCTGTGGTGGCTCTGTAAAAGATGGCAATATCGAGATTCAAGGTGATGCTAGAGACAAGATCAAGGCACATCTTGAAAAGAAAGGCATGACAGTCAAATTAGCCGGTGGCTAATTTAATATTTCCAGTAAACAAAAATGGCGTCTAAAGAAATAGACGCCATTTTTTTATAAGTTGCTAATTGAAGAGCAAGCAATCGTAGATTGATAGATCGATATTAGCTATTTTATGGTAAATCAGAATACTGTTAAATATGCATACTCTTATGAACCTAACAAAAACCTAGAAAAACCAACACATGAAGTTAGCGTAGACCTATAACTCACAATAGGCAAGTGATTGGAAAGCAGGGTAAGTGATTGAAACAGACCTGCTTATGAACTTAACTAAAAACCCTGCATATTTAACATAACACATATAATGCGCACTGTAATAGTGGTTCCCGTGGACTTGCAATCACTAAAGCCAATCCGGCACAAACCATTGAAATGCTTGATAATCCAAGTCCGTTATACTTTTTTGCAATGCTTTCCCACATGCTTTTTATAGTTGGGTTTTCATTGCGATCAGCGTGACATCCTAGTAACGCAATCTCAGGGTCTATACCTGCGCCATGTGCAAGAAAAACTGCTTCTTCATCAGTAAGTTGTCTAACACCTTTACGAATTTTACTAATCTTCGGCGGGTCTAGATTCAAATCGTGCGCAACCTGCTTATCTTGTACGTAGTTTTTCGCCTTTTTGTAGGCGTTAATTAATTCTGCTGTGTACATAAGAACCTCCATTTCTTCTCATTGTAGCTACAAAGTTGCCATAAATCGCATCTTGCAGTTGCCATTTTTCGCAACTAGGATTGCCATAAATCGCAACTAATCATCACCTTGGAGCTGCACTCATGGAACGTAATAAACCACTTGAGCTTTTATGTATGTTAGCTGGACTCATAGCTATTGCGTTTATCTTCTATGGACGCGCGAATTTTGACGTTCCTGCGAGCTCTTATGCTCAAGTTCAGCGTTGGATTGAAGAAAATCCATCCGCTACTCCAATGCTTAACGAGTTCATAAGCGACGGCAAGCTGACACAAAACGAATTTGATGATCTTCGCGTTTACATCAAAGACGCACCAAAGCGCGCTCTTCTTTCAAAAATCGCTGAGGCTCAGTAATCATGAACGAAGCTCAAATCATCTATTACGACTTGCTGCCTGACTACACGGTGTCTGTGTTGGTCAAAGGTTGCGACGAATGGGATTTGCTTAAATCCATGTCTCATCTTGAGTCTTGGGCTTCCTCTCAGTTCACTTCTTATGAGTTGGTGTCTATCACCAACACGACCGTTGAACAGCGTATCAATTTGGGGGTGTTTGATGACTACCGCAACTAACATCCTCAAAAAGTTCGATGAGCAAAGCGTTCATATTGATTACCTGTGTTTTACGTTTGCTGTGAAAGACTTACGCCATTGTCATGACGCCGTTCGTCGATTGCACAAGCATGAGGAATACAAAGGCTTTGCCAAATCAGGACTGTTACAGCGTCACTGTCGAGCACCTAAGTTCCCTGCTCCACCTGTGTTTAATCCGACCGTCGCTAAGACGTCTGAAGAAATTGAAGCGTACAACAAGGCCTTTGAACTCTGTTACCGCAACTATTTGGAAGACTGCTTGCGCATCTTCACCAATCAAGTGCTTGGTTTGTCGCTGTCTGCGCCTCGCGGTTTGGGTTTCCAGTTCTACACCGAATCCATGAAACTGACTTCGCCAGATGGTGAAGACTTCTGCGGCTTCGTTGGTATCGGCGGTAACAATGACACGGTGCATTTCCAAATCAACGGAACGGGATGCAAGCATGTATTTGCCCGTCGTCCTACGTGGTCGCTGCATGACTGGCTGACCAATGTGCTTGGTGTGCAAACTCTGGCGCGTGTTGACTTGGCCTATGACGATTACGACGGGATTTTTGATTGCGAATACGCTTACAAGGCGTGGCGTGACGACTGTTTCAGAACCGCTGAACGTGGTCGTGGTCCGGTGCTTCATGAAGACATGATCATTGCCAGTATCGGCAAAGATGGCAAACCGATTTACACCAAAGAACAATACTCGATTGGTTCGCGTACCTCGCGCATTTACTGGCGTATCTACAACAAAGCTCTTGAGCAGAAACTCGCGAACACGGGCCTTGTCTGGTATCGCTCCGAAGTTGAGCTGAAAAAATGGAATGTTGATGTGTTGCTGAATCCGGCTGGCGCGTATGCCGCGCTCAATGATTTCGCTGCCTCGATTTCTACCGCTAAGAAATTCAATACCAAACCTGTCCCGACGAAACGCGCGGCGTTAGACCTGTTGGCCTCTGCGCATTGGATGCGTCGCCAGTACGGGAAAATCCTTAATTCACTTATCGAGTTCCATGAGGGCGACATTGAAACCGTCGTCGGTTCCCTTGTCCGTGATGGAACGAAATTCACCTTCCCCGATACCTACGGCAAGTTGGTGACTCACATATTGGAGACTTAACAAATGGCTAAATCCGTTTTTGTACTTGGCATGGATATCACTTGGAACTCAGCACGTGGTGACAGTGCTCAACTGAACGTGTCGCGTCCTCTACGTGAAATCAACTCAGAGAAATTCAAACGCCGCACTATCGGTGAATCCGGTGATGTGAATCCACAGTGGGACCAACCGTTGATGATTGATCATCAATACGCCCTATTACTTGAGCGCACTGGTGCCCTCGTTCCTCGCCGTGAATACCAATTGCGTTTGGAGATTAACCCAGACGATCCACTGGCAGGTGCCATTGTGACTGAACTCATCCCTGTGGATGACGACATCAAGAAACATTTTGAAGCCTCGTTAAAGGCTAAATAAGGAATTTCGTTATGCCTGTGTGTGCTTTACCTAACGCGGACGGTTTTCTCGCTGTCGTTCCTGACATTGAAGCGGCTTCATGCAGTGGTTATGTCATAGTCACAGCTCAAGAATATGACACGTTAATGAGCTACACACAGCTGACTCCAGGAGAGATATCTCAAGCGTTCGGCTTGGGTTTCACCTTGGTGTTCGTTGGCGGATATCTCTCAACTTACGCCATCAAGATGGCAATACGTTTAATAAAACTACTTTGAGGAATCTGTTATGAAACGTCTAAACGCGCTTAAAAAGTTCGGTAAACAAGCGGCGGCAACCGTCACTGTTGCGGTGCTTTCTGTCCCTGCTATGGCGGCGGAAGGTGGTGCCGCTGACCCGTTCTCCGCTATCGACTTATCTGGTGTGGCAACCAAAATCGGCGCGGCAGGTCTGGTGATTGTCGGCATTACTATGGCTTACAAATCCATCACTCTTGCTAAGCGTGCTGTGAACAAGGCTTAAGTTTATGTTGGCCGTTCTCCACGATGTCCAACTCATCGTCTTTGTGCTTTTGGGTGGCATTGCCGGATACGTGGCCAGCCAAAACTTTAGAGGATAAGGGGGCTTCGGTCCCCTTTTTTAATGGTGAAAACGTGAATAAATCACTCTTTTTACTTCTGTTTTCGTGCTTGTTCCTGTCATGGCATGCAAGCGCAGCTCAACCTACTTACGCCGTGAGAGATGTTATCGCTTATCCCGACTGTAAGCTGTCTAGGGGGATGAGAGTTAACCCTTATTCTTATGTCTCTTGTTATGAAAACAAGTTTGTTCGATACAAAGACTTCTCCACTAAGTCATGTTACATGGATAGCGATGAGTTCGGCTTACGTATAATGTGTAATACCGACAGCTCTTCTTTCCCGAAAATTCAAACTGTATGGTTCCGTCATGATACTGCTAAGTGTCCAGCTGACTATGAAATGATAGAAGATGGTGACGGTGTCACCTGCGAACCTATCGTTCCTGCCTGTGAGTATGGTGAAAACCCTGACGGCACCTGTATGGACGCTTGCCAGTTCAAAAAATCCATTGATGAAACCAAGCTGCTTCAATGGCTGGCGTACGTCTACGGTGAACAAGTTACTGGGGCATGCTATGGCGATTTTGGTGCGACCCGTTGCGAACTAGAACGCATTCCTAGTGATACCACGCTGTGTACGGGCGTTGATTCTGGCGAATGGACACAAAACACAATCTGCCATGGAACGTTCCAGTTCAAAGGCAATCAGTGTGAAGGCGGCACACTCTTCTGGGGTAAAGATGGCCCTGACACCCCTATTATTCCTGATGACCCAATTCATGACCCTGACGACCCGACAGGTGACATCGAAGACCCTAGCGTATTACCTGACGACTCAACCAATACGGTGAATCCACCGGATACCGACAGTGAGCCAGACGTGGAAGAGCCTGACACCGATGAATCGACAGACACGGCGGTTCTGAAAGCCATTACAGGGATGAATAAGGACGTCAACAAAGCCCTGAATGACATGAACATCGACATCAATCAAGCCAGTGCTGACGTTCAAAACCAAATCATTGCGCTGAACGCGTCGATGGTCACCAACACGCAAGCCATTCAAAAGCAGCAAATCAACGACAACAAGATTTACGAAAACACTAAGGCCCTTATCCAACAAGCGAATGCTGACATCACCACGGCCATGAACAAGAACACCAATGCCATTAATGGTGTGGGTGACGATGTAGAGAAAATTGCAGGGGCAATGGATGGTATCGCGGATGAAGTTTCCGGTATTTCTGACACCTTAGACGGTATCGCAAACACAGATACGTCTGGTGCAGGTACGGGTGGTACGTGTATCGAGTCCCAAAGTTGTACCGGATTTTATGAGTCGGGCTATCCCGATGGCTTAGGTGGTTTGGTGTCCGGTCAGTTAGATGATCTTAAACACAACACCATCGACAACTTTGTGAACTCGTTTGGTGACCTCGACTTATCCAGTGCCAAGCGCCCTTCTTTCGTGCTTCCTGTGCCGTTCTTCGGTGATTTCAGCTTTGAGGAGCAAATCAGCTTTGATTGGGTGTTCGGTTTTATTCGTGCGGTGCTCATCATGACGTCAGTGTTTGCGGCGCGTCGTATTATTTTTGGAGGTTAATATGGATTGGTTAGTCGATTTATTTAACAAGCTGTTGGTGTTCCTCTATCAGCTCTTAATCTCGCTGGTCAACATGCTCAAAGACCTGTTCTTTTGGGCAGTTGAGCAAATCATGGCAATGGTGAACCTGTTGCTCTCTGGTGTGTTCTCCCTATTCGCTCCGGTCGATATGAGCCAGTACATGACCAGTATTCCGCCTACAGTGGCTTGGGTCATGGCGGCGGTCGGTGTGCCTCAATGCCTGTCTATCATTCTGGCCGCTATTACGGTGCGCTTGATGCTGCAATTGATTCCGTTTACGAGGTTAGGCTCATGATATATGCCATAGCAGGAAGACCAGGTGGCGGTAAAACCTATGAGGCGGTTGCCTACCACATTATTCCGGCCATTAAGGATGGCCGCAAAGTCATCACCAATATCACCTTAAACATTGATTGGTTCGTTAAGGTGTTTGGTGAAGACGTTCGAGAACTCATCAAAATCGTGGATGGTCGTTTAACGGATTTCGGTTCAACCTCGCGCCCGTTCAGCCAGATTGAAGACTACTCGGACGAATGGCGCAATGAAAAAGGACAAGGACCACTTTATGTGGTCGATGAGGCGCACATGAGCTTGCCAAGTCGAGGCTTGGCCGCGCCGATTCTAGAATGGTACTCAATACACCGTCACTACGGTGTCGATATCATCTTGCTCACGCAGAACATCCGCAAAGTGCATCGAGACATTAAGGACATGATTGAAGTGACCTACCGATGCACAAAGAACACGGCCATGGGTTCAACCAGTTCTTACACCAAGAAAGTGCAAGATGGTTGTGCCGGTGAAGTGGTGAACACCTCTACCCGATTTTATAAGTCAGAGTACTTCCCGTTCTATAAGAGTCATTCGCAATCCAACAAGCAAGTGCAGGAAGCCGAAGCAAAAGACATTCGCCCGTTCTGGAAGCGTTGGCCTGTCGTCGGAACGGTGGTGCTGTTATCGCTTGGGTTAGTTTTCAATATCTGGACTTGGTGGCCGGAGCCAGAGCAACCACCCGACCCCGTTAAACCACCGCAACCAGTACAAACGCAGCTGCCTGATGGAACGCCAACGGTAGATACGGCAGAAACCAAAGCGAAGAAGAAAAAGAAAGCATCAGGGTTCGGGCCTTTGGAGGATTACGACTTCTATATCACCGGATACGCAAAGCAAATCGCCTACGCCAAACGGCTGAAGTATGCTGCCGAACTCGACCGTGACCTGACGTTCTACAAGATATACATCGATGTGTACGATGGTCGCGACAAGCTATTCAGTTTCGACCATCTGGACTTGGTAAAGATTGGGTATCAGTTCGAAGTGTTGAGCGACTGCGTATATCGAGTGACTTGGGAAGAAACAGAAAGGATCTTCACGTGCGGCCAAAGAGAAAAGCCATCAGACATATTGCAGCAAAACATGCCTGTCCATATCTAGACCGCTCGCCACAGCGTCGAAGCTAGCGCAGTCTGCGTAGACCGAGGAAGCGGAACATGTAGGACACCAAACCTTGGCACTTCCACACCGAACTTAATCATGGGGCTCTATACGAGCCCTTTTTTATTACGTGCGCGGTATTGCGAGCATTTTGGGAGGGGCCCGCTTTGCGGGAGGGACCTAAAAGCGGAGCAAACCCCCGAATCTGTATTACGGGGGTATTACGGGGGTAAATTCCACCATGCCTTAACGGTTTGATTAAATCGCAATTAGCCTCTAATAGACTATCCATAGTGTAACTAACTTATATTATTAAAAGTATGGAACTTATCTATTGAGGTAAGTGAGGGTAAGCGGCACAATGTGTTAATAAAAGATGGCAAGTAGCCGTATAAGTACCGTTAGTTGTACTCAATAATGGAGAACTATGAAAGAAAACTGGGTTCGGTATGAAGATATCGAGGAAAAGCGAAATGGATACTATGTCGAGTATAATCCTGTATTTACGGGGCAAGACTTCGCTAATTTAGTTATTTACATTCATGATCGGTCACTTAACTCGAAAATTGACTCAATTGTCGAATCTGAGCTAAAAATGTGGGCAAAAAAATACCCAACGCCAATTCTGACGATGGTCAAAACTCTTGAGGAAGGTGTGTGGAAAATCAGGGAGTTAGGTTCTGATTACTCGATCTTAGCCTACGTTGATGACGATAAAGTCGTCCAATACGATGACACTGCCCATGATTCTAGTAAGCCTGATTTTGACTTATCTAAAGAAAAGCTCTCACAAATTTACTCCGGACTATCCTATCGGACTTTAGATGACGTAATTAGAAAACAGAATAAGCAGGCGCAAGGACGAAAATTACTTTTAATGATGTTGACCTTTTGGTTTTGTATTGTTCCCGCTCTAATTGCGTATTTGGGCTTGTCGAGTAAATTTTTTGGACTTATGGCTTTGGCTTATAGTTGGTATAAGGCATATCAAAAAGCCCGAGAACTGTGGGGTATAAAGAAAAAATCACCAAGTGAGATTCAAAAGCAAAAAGAGCAGCTCGAAAAAGACCATCATCACTATCATTGTAAAAAGAATCCCGAGGCGTTTCTTCGGTTAAAAGTAGAGAATTTCAAGAATGATGAGGTCGCAAAAAACAAAAGTAAAATTGATAGTATGTACAACTAACAATTGCTTTAAGACGGATTCGCAATGCTTGGCGGCTTGCGTTTGCGGTGTAATAATTGAGTGTCGTGGTAGCGTTACTCACCACTTGAGTGGGCATTAAACAAGGTAAGGATGTATGCGAAAATATTTATTAATGGCAGTATTGGTGATTTTGGTTACTTTTGGTACATACCTATATTTCTTTTATTTTAAATCACATCAAGAATTCGTTATTGATTCGCAAAAATGGTCAAACTTTGGCGGTTTTATTGGAGGGGTCTTAGGGCCGATTTTATCTGCCCTTGCATTAATCGCTGTTTCTGAAACGTTGCAAAATCAGAAAGTTGCAAACGAGCACTCACAAAAGTTTGACGAAATAAATATGAGGACGGAAGACTTAGAAAATATATCCAAGCAATTTGAAAGTATGATCCATACGCGTGCACGTAAACTTCATGATAAGAGTGTTTATGAAGCAATTAATGACAGTTCCTTCGGTAGGAGTTCAACAAGTCAAGAAATAAAGGATTCTGCAAAAGTTGTTATTGATACATTAATAAATATCGCTAGCGTCATACTCGTAATCGAAGAAAAGAAAAAGCTTTTATTTAAAGATGAGTTTTCAGCTTTGGCATTCAAACAAACTTGGATTTACAAATATGCTGGCTTTGGTAATTGTGCTTATAAATTGATTGACCCTAATAGTATAAACACTAGCCAAAAAGATGTTCTTGAACGTGGTTTGGGTATTAAATAGGCAAACTCTGCTCAAGAGGGATTTGTAATGCGTGGCATATGACCACGCGTTTTTCATTTCTAATACTTGATCCAATATCTCCTTAGACGTAGCCTGTGTGCGCTAGGTTTTATATGTCAAGGATATGAAATGGCTAAGTTTTTAAATACAAGTGCTACAAACTACTATCTCGAAGAGCTTATCAAGAACGCATCTGAGAGGCTGATTCTTATCAGCCCTTTTCTCAAGCTTAATGATCGAATTCGAGAGCTTTTGGAAGACAAAGACCGACTAAAAATCGACATTAGAATTGTCTATGGCAAAAGCGAACTACAACCTGATGAAATTAACTGGCTTAAAGGACTCTCCTTTGTGCGTACCAGTTTTTGCAAAAACCTCCATGCAAAGTGCTATATGAACGAAAGTGCTTGTATCATTACAAGCCTAAACCTCTACGAGTTCAGCCAAGTAAACAATAACGAAATGGGTATCTTCATTGACCGTGACGAAGACCTCAATGTCTACAAAGATTCTTACGAGGAAGCGCAACGCATTATTCGTATTAGTGATGAAGTTAGAATCTCGTTAGAGAAAGTTCAAGCTGCTAATTTAGATATGGAATCAACTCAAAAGCCTGTTACAGAGAATGAAATAATTAAACTCAGCTCCTCTAAGTTAGCTAAAAAGCACAAACTTAAAACAGATGACTTCCTTCAGATGTGTGTAAGCAAGGGCTACTTATCTTTCGATGATGGAAAACATTCTTTAACCGAAGAAGGGAAATCGTTGGGTGGTGAGTTCAAGTACAGTAAACGTTTTGGTCCTTACTTTATCTGGCCAGAATCATTAGAAGTTGAATAGAAAAATAAGGCTCCTGTTGGAGCCTTCAATCACACTATTTTCTTTAGTACTCTTGCATACTTCAATATTTGGTGAGCAACCTTTATATCATTCGAAGCACCTAACTCAAGTAAAGCTACCCCAATCAATACTTGCTGCGCAGTAACCAACTGACCAGTTGGAAGCTCTAAGCGATCATGCCGCATTATAAAATTCTCCCAATCTCCACAAGAGCTCAGTTCCCTTCCCTTATTCATCCTCATCAGGCGTTTACACTCTGGAGGAATAGATTTTCCCTTATCCCATTCTTTGACCGTTCTCACAGTTTTTAAACAAAGTTTGGCAGCTTCTTCGACGGTTAAACCACATTCAAATTCACGAAAAATATAGTTTTTAGTCATTTCGTGATACTTCATTGAATTGTCCCTCAAAAGAGAGACATTTTATAGGATACGCATATGCAATCGTATTCAACATAAGCGCCCATAATGCGCACTTTAGAGTTAGAAGATTAGCATTGGCGATGATAGCTTAGTTACACCGTATTTGGCTATTGCGGCCTTGCAAGCTTCATCAGCTGTCTTGTATGGGCCGTGAACTTCGATTTCACCACAGCGGCCACTTGATAAGAACCAGTCATCAACTTTAAAACCGTGTAGCTGATTAAGTTCCTGCACTGTATCTTGGGTTACGTTCGACACCATACACGTTGGTTCTGCATCTTGCTCATTCAACATGAGTCAACATGGACACGCATTTGCTTAACCCAAACGTGTAAGTACTACATTAGTTTTATAGGAACAAGGAATCTAACAGATGTAAACTCTCTACTTTTCAATCTATACCTAGATCTTTCTTCATATGTTCACTCAACTCGTTAGTGGTTCTTACATTAATCTTATGTTTACAATGATGGATTCTCTGCTCTTCACCAAATAATTTTACTAGTGATTTGGTATACAAAGTACTAATATTATTTATTATTCTATACAATGTATCTTTCTGATAAACAGATCTTTTCGAATTTTGTATTGCAGTCTTCAT